TAATTGTGCTTTACAAGACTGGGTTTCCAACACCGTCAGTGAAGCAGACACTCTGGGCTGTAATGTGCTCTATCCTGCTTATCGCAGTTTCCCTGAAACCTTTGCAAACGATCCTAATCGACTTTATATTCCCTGGAGCATAGATGATGCTTATCACAAGATGCAGAACTTGTTGCGTGAACCGCATCACAACATGGGTTTGATTTCGGACTGGAACAACGGCACTGTGGATCGTGTGGTTGACATCATTGAAGGCCATGGTGAACAATGGAATCGTGCAGGCAATCGTTATCGTGATCATGTTGCTCACGAAAAATATCAAGTGGTAAAAATACAATCATGAACATAGTAATAACAGGTGCAGCCGGTTACATTGGCGGGCAAATTGCCTTACAGCTCAAGGATGCAGGGCACGCCATAACAGGGATTGATCGTAGACCCCTGCCAACGCATCTTACAGGTATTATGGATTTTGTGCAAGCAGACTTTGACTGTAATGAATCCTTCAAGAAACTGCTTGATGTCAGGCCAGATGCTGTTGTACACTGTGCTGGTTCCAGCCTGGTTGGCCCCAGCATGAAAACTCCCAGCGACTACTATCACAACAACATGGCCAAAACCATGCACCTGTTGGACTTTGTGTTGGCAGCCATGCCACAGACTAGAATTATTTTTAGTTCAAGCGCCGCGGTGTACGGTGAGCCAGTTATGGCTAATTGTCACGAAGTTGATCCCAAAGAACCTATCAGTCCTTATGGCGAAAGCAAGCTGATGATTGACTGGATGCTGGAAGCATACCGACGTGCGTATGGTCTTGATTATGTCAGCTTTCGTTATTTCAATGCGTGTGGAGCTGATGCTCAAAAGCGACATGGTCAAGAACCTGGTGCTACTCACATTATTGCGCGAGTTTTAGAATGTTTGCGTGATGACGCTGAGTTCACACTGAATGGCACCAACTATCCCACGCCGGATGGCACTTGCATTCGCGACTATGTACATGTGGAAGACATTGCTCGAGCTCATGCTCTTGCTCTAGATCGTGCTGTGCCAGCTGGAGTATATAATCTAGGTTCTGGTACAGGCATCAGCAACCGAGAAATCATTGCTGCGGCAGAACGCATCACTGGCAAAGAACTAAAAATTATATCCGGTAAACAACGTGACGGTGATCCTCCGTTGTTAACCGCCAGTGCAGGCAAGTTTAATTCAGTAGCAGATCAGTGGCAACAACATGATCTTGACGCCATGATCGGTCATGCTTGGGCGTGGTATGTTCGATAAGATTCTAAAGTTTGAGCAAGCACTAGCAGAGTTCACTGGCGCACCTTATGTGATCATGACTGATTGCTGCACACATGCCATTGAACTTTGTCTACGCCATGATCGAGTACGAAGCTGTAGCTTTACTGCATTTACCTATCTGAGTGTGGCCATGACCATGCACAAACTGGGTATCAAGTATGGCCTGGAAAACGAAATCTGGACTGGTGAGTATCACATTCATGACACACGGATCTGGGACAGTGCTCGAAGACTGGAAAAGAACATGTATCGATCTGGCGCCATGCAGTGTCTGAGTTTCGGGCATGGTAAACCCCTGCACATTGGTCGCGGTGGTGCCATATTGTTGGATGACTCAGCAGCATACGAGACCATGATCCGTCAACGCTATGATGGTCGCGATCTTGATATCACACCCTGGCAAACACAACACACATTTCAAGTTGGCTATCACTACAAGCCCACTCCCGAAGAAGCTGTTCAGGGCCTGGCCATGTTGGTAGGTATCAAGGAACAAGGCTGTACTCCAGTACATGTTGTGTATCCAGATTTAAGAAACATTACCATAGTAGATTGACTTCACGGTCTAAATACTATACAATTAACAAAACGCAATCCACTGCGTCAACATCGGAGAACATAATTGACAAAAGAATTTGTACCAGAAAAAATACTGCGCAACACAGCCGAATTTGCACCAGATAAACTACTACATCCTGGCGCCAAACTTGTACCAAATAATATAGAAACTCAGCCGGCAACTGCACTAGCTGTCATGGCAGGAGACGGCGGACACGAAGAAGCATACCTAGGCAGCGCTATTCGTGCCAGAATGCAACGTGATAACAAACGTTTCTGGGCTGGCGACAACATCAGTGACTATCTTCACGAAACTGACAAAGAGCATTTGATCAACGAAGCAACCACTGCATTTGAAGGTGTGTTGGATGCACTGCTGATTGATAGAGAAAACGATCCCAACTCAAAAGGTACTGCAAGACGACTTGCCAAGATGTACTTCAATGAAATCATGGAAGGAAGATATGAACCAGCACCAGATGCAACAGCTTTTCCAAATGACAGCGCCGATCGTTACGAAGGTATGCTTGTGGTACGTAGTGAGCTACGAAGTATGTGTTCTCATCATCACCAGCCTGTTACTGGGGTTGCCTACATCGGTATCATTGCCGCTAATAAACTTATTGGTCTCAGCAAGTATACCAGAATAGCACAGTGGTGTGCTAGACGTGGCACACTACAAGAAGAACTCTGCAACGACATTGCTCGCGAGATTAGCCGAGCTACTGATTCCGAAAACGTAGCAGTGTACATTCAGGCCACACATGGCTGCTGTGAGAATCGTGGCATTATGGCACACAGTAGTCTAACACAGACCACAGTGCTCAAAGGTGCATTCAAACTGGATCAAGGTGTGAAGAAAGAGTTTTTTGACAACATTAAACTGCAACAGGACTTTGCACCACGATGAGCCATTACGAAACACTAGACGATGCCCAGGTTGCCGGTGTTGCACCGTGGGATCAACGAGTAGATGATCTCAGTGACTACCATGTGACAGTGTTTGCAGATCGCTATCCGGTTACGCCGGGCCACTTGTTGTTTGTTCCTGTATATAATACACATCATGTGATCAATGACGCTTTTGAAACTGCATTGCAATATGGTGAGAGAATGGTACGGCTTGGTGAATGTGATGGCTACAATATCGGATTTAATTCCGGCACTGCTGCTGGACAAACTGTGATGTATCCGCATGTGCATTTGATTCCCAGGCGCTCAGGCGACTGTGAGGATCCTGTGGGCGGAGTGCGAGGTGTAATTCCTGGGCAAGCCAACTACAAGCAATCAGGCTATCAGTTGCCGGCATAAGTAATGATCAAGCGGTCTTGGCGTCACTCCCGCTTTACAAACTCTGCCGCCTATGCTATAATCAACATAGGAGAAAAACATGGCAAACTCATCAACCGACGACTTGATTCGTCACTTCGAAGAAAACTTTAAAAACACTAGACCAGTGCAATACAAGTATACCAGCACAAAAGAATATCACGATTCTTTTCCCTGTGCTTATCGGCAATGGCGTGCCGACAGTCACTGTAATCTAATACACGGCTACAGCTTCAACATGAAGTTTTACTTTGGCACCAATGATCTGGATGCTCGCAACTGGGCTGCTGATTACGGCGGACTCAAAGAACTCAAGTCTGTGTTAGAAAGTCAATTTGATCACACCTTGCTGGTAGCAGAGGATGATCCTGAATTGGCATTTTACAAAGAAATGGAAAAGCGTAAGTTGGCCAAACTAACAATTCTGCCTAAACTGGGCTGTGAAGGGTTAGCAGATCAGCTGTACAAATATGTCAATGGTGTTTACATTCCTGACATGTGGGGTCAAGCAGAAAGCAAGCGCTTATGGTGCTATCGGGTAGAAGTGCGTGAAACACAAAGCAACATGGCCTTTCGTGAAGGACATCGTGAGTGGAACGAAGATTTATTTGAATAAGAGGAAATAATGGATTTCAAGTATGACATTGCAATGCTGCTGGCAACCAGGGGCAGAACAGAAAGTCTAGGTCGTAGCATTCGTAGCCTAGTTGAGCAAGCTGAAAATATTGAACGAGTGCAACTTATGTTTGCATTTGATCGAGATGACGATGTTGGCACCACGTACTTTGCAACTGATCTGCAACCCTGGCTGGATGCAAGAAATGTTGCATACACTGCAATGAAATTTGATCGCATGGGCTATATTGGTCTGCACAAATACAACAATGCTATGGCAGCACAAACTGACGCCAAGTGGTTGTGTATCTGGAATGATGACGCTGTGATGGAAACGCCTGGCTGGGATTCAGTTATCATGAGCTACGATGGCCAGTTCAAACTACTGAGTTATCGTACTCACAACTTACATCCATATAGCATTTTTCCTATTGTGCCAAGAAAATGGTATGACCTACTGGGCTACATCAGTCCACATCCCACGCAAGATGGATGGGTAAGTCAGCAAGCATACATGTTGGATATCTACGAACGCATTGCAGTTGACGTACTGCACGATAGGTATGATCTAACTGGCAACAACAACGATGAAACATTTCGCAATCGCCCTATGCTCGAAGGCAAGCCCGATGATCCTAGAGATTTCCACAGCAAAAAAATGTTGGAATTGCGACACCGAGACTCGGCTAAACTGGCTACATACATGCGGTCCATTGGAATGAGCACAGTGTTCTTTGAAAATGTTTTTAAAGGTACACAAGATCCCTGGGAAAAGCTGGCCAAAAACGATGTTAACCAACTTATGGTTCAGTTTGCCAATCCGCATAGTAAATAATCAATGACACACAAAATAGCCTGGGTGCAGCCCAATTTCCAACAAGGTCCCAAAGAGCTCAATGCTCACTACTTGCCATACTCAGCAGGTGTAATATGGAGTTATGCCATTGCAGACCCTGATATCCGTGACAATTTTGAACTCACTGAATGGGTGTGGCGTAGGGATGAAGTTGAACCAATTGTACAACGGCTGGCCAAAAATGACATTGTGGCGTTTAGCACCTATGTGTGGAATCACAACTACAACTATGAACTGGCTCGACGAATCAAAGAGATCAACCCTAACATATTAACTGTGTTTGGTGGACCTGAACCTGCTATCACTGATCCTGATCTGTTTCGCAAAAATCCATTCATGGATGTGGTGATCACATTCGAAGGCGAGATAACATTTCGTCGACTGCTACAAGCCTACGAAAGCCGCAGCTTTGATCACATTCCTGGCTTGCTACTGAATCGAGAAGGTGAGGCCATAAACACCGGCGAAGCCAAACGTATTGAAAGTCTTGAAGAAGTGGTCAGCCCATACCTGGCCGGAGTGTTTGATCAGTTGATCATTGACAACCCTGACATCATGTGGCAAGGCACACTAGAGACCAGTCGCGGTTGTCCGTTTGCCTGCACATTCTGTGACTGGGGCAGTCTAACCTACAACAAAGTCAAGAAGTTTGAACTTGAGCGTGTGTTTGAAGAACTAGAGTGGATGGCCAAACGCAACTTTGACTTTATCTCTATCACCGACGCCAACTTTGGCATGTTTGCTGAACGCGATGGCTTGATTGCAGACAAGATTATTGAGTGTCAAGAAAAGTACGGATCACCAAGAACATTCAGTGTGGCCTGGGCCAAGAATCAAAAGAAGGAAGTTGTTGACATTGTTAAAAAACTTCTGGATGCTCGTGGCTTTAACCAAGGGCTTACACTCAGTGTACAAAGTCTGGATCTGGATGTGCTGGAAAACATTCGTCGCAAGAACATGGAAATGAACAAGCTCAACGAAGTGTTTGAATTGTGCGAGCAACGCAATATTCCCACATATACAGAACTGATTCTGGGCTTGCCTGGTGAAAGTCTCGAGTCCTGGAAAAAGAACTTCTGGACCCTGTTTGAAATGGGCAACCACACAGGACTCACAGTGTTCCAGGCACAGTTGCTGGAAAATGCTGAGATGAATCTGTTGCAAAAGAAACTGTTCAAGATCACCAGTCAGCCTGTGACTGACTACTTCTCAGGCAGCTACAGCAACGAGCACGTGGAAGAAAGCATTGACATTATCACTGGCACCAAAGACATGCCGTTTGATACCATGTTGGACGCACATGTGTTTAGTTGGTTTATCAACACCTTCCATATCAATGGTGTCAGCACCTTGCTGAGCCGCTTGGTGTTCAAATACAGCAACGTACCTTACAGTCAATTCTATGACGAGCTGTTTGAATTTATGCAGCAAGATGAATGGCTGCATCGTGAGCAAGAAGAAGTACGTGAGTACTATCGTGGATGGATGACCAGTGGCAAGATCAATCATCCCAACATTGGTATTGAAATACACGGCTGGAACTTAATTCACAGAACTATTCTAAATATGCACGTGGAAAAGCAATACAACGGAATCTTTGACATGCTGGAACGTTTTATGGCACGATATGATTTACCAGCAGACCTGTTGAACAGCATCATGAGATTCCAACGTAGATATTTGGTAGCATATGATGCCATGAACACCTATCCTGAAAATCTTGAGCTAGACTACAACATCTGGGAATATCTCAGCTTTGATCATGACTTGGTACATGCACCTACTGTGTATCAACTGGAGTTTCCAGAAGACAAAACCATGAGCTTTCCCAAGTTCCTAGAACTGTTTTATTTTGCACGGCGACGAAACTTTGGCAAAGCCATGGTAGAACGAATTGGGCAAGACACAAATGGAGCACGGCGTGGCGACGGTGCTAGTCGTGCCAAAATCACAGTAGAATGACCCGACTGTTTGCATTTGGTTGTAGTTTTACCAACTATCGCTGGAGCACATGGGCAGACTGTTTGGCACCAGAATTTGATAGTTTTGAGAACTGGGGACAGAGCGGGGCAGGCAACGAATTCATATTTAACAGCGTAATGGAGGCCGATCAGCGCCAGCAATTTGAGCCGCAAGATACTGTGATAGTGTGCTGGACCACTGCCACCCGAGAAGACAGATATGTCAATGAACGTTGGCACACACTGGGAAATATGTTTAGTTGCCCGATATATAACAAAGACTACCTTGCCACACACATTGATGAGCGAGGACTACTAATAAAAACCCTAGCTTATGTCAAAGCAGTAAAAACACTGTTGGAAAAACGACAAGTGCAATGGAAGTTTTTATCCATGGATCATTTTGATTCTCTAAATATCTATCAAGATGTAGTTGATTGTATTTTGCCTAGTTATCGAACTGTGCTGTTCAAAAACGGATGGCCCAACAGAAACGGTGACCCTCATCCCAGTCCTGCAGAGCATTTGGCCTATTTGGATAAAGTGTTGCCGGGCTGGGTGACAAAACAATCTACTCGTGTTATAATGCAACAAGAAAGTATCAATCTAAATAAAGATCCCCGCAAGTCGGGAATGACAAAGGTAACAAGACTATGAAACTTAAAATTAGCGAACTATTTTATTCTGCACAAGGTGAAGGCCGATATGTTGGTGTACCCAGTGTGTTCTTGAGAACATTTGGATGCAACTTTACCTGTTCAGGATTTGGATGCAAGCCCGGCGAAGTCAGCCGAGAAGCCGACCAGGTTGCAAAAACAGTTGAACTATACAAAACATTTGAAGAACTCCCACTAGTGAGCACAGGCTGCGATAGCTATGCCAGCTGGCATCCTGACTTCAAACATCTAAGTCCAACATTTGCTCCCGAGCAACTGGTAGAAAAAATGGCTGCACTGTTACCAAACAGTAACTGGCAACAACCTAATGGCAATCCAGTTCACTTGGTTATCACTGGCGGCGAACCATTGCTGGGATGGCAACGTGCTTATCCAGAACTCTTGGACCTGTTGCACGAGCGTGGACTACGACACATTACATTTGAAACCAATGGCACTCAAGAACTCACTAGAGACTTTAGAAACTATCTTGCAAACTGGCATGGTGAAATTACATTTAGTGTAAGTCCCAAACTGAGTGTGTCGGGCGAAATCTGGACAGATGCTATCAAGCCCAACATTGTGCTTGATTATGAAACTCACGGAGTCACATACTTGAAGTTTGTGGTTGAAAAAGTCGCAGACTTTGACGAACTGGATCGTGCTGTAGATGAATATCGTCTGGCTGGCTTTGCTGGACCTGTATTTGTGATGCCAGTAGGTGGTGTGGTTAGTGTGTATGATGGCAACAGAATTCATGTTGCCGACGAAGCACTCAAACGCGGCTACTGGTATAGTCCACGGTTGCATGTGGACTTGTGGGGAAACGGTTGGGGGAAATAACATGTTTGATTGGTTCAAGAAAAAAACAAAAGCCAATGTCAAGCCTCAGCCAACTGTGCCATGGGGTGACGAAACTCCTGTGCCCAAAGTCAAAGCAGCCAAGTTTAAAGAACCTGACAAAACAGCCAAACAGCTGGCAACAGAAAAAGGTGAACCTTACATTGCTGTGCTGGGCATAGATGTGGATCCCAACAATCTACATCAAGGTGCATTTGAATTAGATTGGAACGAAATATTTGTAAATCGTTTGATCAAAGCAGGCTATATGATGAAACCTACTGATACTGATGCCGAAATGGTAGATCGTTGGTTCCAGAATGTATGTCGACATGTTGTGATGGAAACCTGGGAACAAGAACAAGCCATTATCAAGGGTGCAGGACAGTATGTGAACACTCGAGACATTGGTGGTGGGCGCAGCGAAGTATCATGATATTCAATCATATCAAACAACTCAAGGTAGAAGGTAAAAGAATTGGCATCACTTTCTCCACCTTTGACATGCTGCATGCAGGCCATATTGCCATGCTGTCAGAAGCCAAGAATCACTGTGACTATTTGATATGTGGACTACAAACTGATCCCACAATTGACCGACCCGAAACCAAAAACAAACCCATACAAAGCATTGTGGAACGTCAGATACAATTGAGTGCTTGCCGCTATGTGGATGAAGTTGTGGTGTATCAAACCGAACAAGACCTCATTGACCTTCTTTTGATTCTGCCGCTTGATGTTCGTATTCTTGGCGTAGAGTACGAAGAAAAAGACTTTAGTGGTCGATCTGAGTGTTATGACCGCGGTATCGAAATTGTGTTCAACGGCAGAGATCACAGCTTCTCCAGTTCAAGTCTACGCAAACGAGTGGTTGCTGCTGAAACTGAAAAAGCATTGCTGGCAAAATGATATTGTATGTGAATGGTTGCAGCCATAGTGCTGCTGCCGAAGCAGCAGTTACCCACTCTTGGGCGTGTGATGACGGTGATCTTTGGGGAACCGGAACTGAACCTCATCCTGCTAACCTAGCAGTCAGTTATGGCAAAAGAATAGCAGACGCCCTGGGTGCAGAATTGATATGCCAGGCCAGTTCAGGCGGCAGCAACGATCGCGTTATCCGTACCACAACAGAATGGATTGACCGCAATCAAGATCAATTGGCAAATACGTTTGTAATGTTACAATGGACCACATGGGAACGAGAAGAATGGTTGCACGATGGTACTTGGTATCAGGTCAACGCAAGTGGTGTAGATACTGTTCCTGCAGAACTTGTAGAGCGTTATAAAAATTATATTGTGCAAGTGGACTGGGCTGCAAAGACCACAGATGCACATAACAAAATCTGGAACATGCATTTGTATCTCCAAAATTTAGGAATAAAGCACCTGTTCTTTAGTGGCCACAGTACATTCAGTGATATCCAGAATTGTCATGATTGGGGCAAGAACTATATGCACCCTTATGTTCGAGAAGAATCCTATCATAATTGGCTAATAAACAACGGTGGCATCTATGCCAATGCCAAAAGTTATCATTTTGATGCCAAAAGTCATAGACTTTGGGCTGAACATGTGTTACAATACATTAAAGATAACCAACTACTAGGCACCAATGAAATACTTGCTAATCGACACGTCTAACATGTTCTTTCGTGCTCGGCATCAAGCACACAGAGCAGCAGACACATGGACCAAGCTGGGCTTTGCACTGCATTTGACTATCATGAGTGCAAACAAAGTAGCACGTGATCTTGGTGCTGACCACGTGGTGTTTGCACTGGAAGGGCGCAGCTGGCGCAAAGATCACTACAAACCCTACAAGGCCAATCGTGCTGAGGCCCGCGGCGCCATGACTGAGACCGAAGCAGAAGAAGACAAATTGTTCTGGGAAACGTATGATGAGCTGACTAAATATTTGTCTACCAAGACCAATTGCAGTGTGATCCGTTGTGCCACTGCTGAAGCAGATGATGTCATTGCACGTTGGATAGCCTTGCACCCACAAGATGACCATACAATTGTCAGCACAGATTCAGATTTTGTGCAGTTGGTGGCCCCCAATGTGCAGCTTTACAATGGTGTAAATGATCACTTGTTCAGTGTAGATGGTGTTCGTGATGGCAAGGGCAAGAGCTTGAGTTTTGAAATCAAAAGCAACAGCAAGATCAAAGTGAACAAACACGATCCTAAATTTGTGCTGCCCAAGGACTATCAGAAATGGGTGCTGTTTTTGAAATGCATGCGCGGCGATCCAGGAGACAATGTGTTTAGTGCGTATCCTGGTGTGCGTATCAAAGGCACCAAAAAGTCAGTGGGACTCACAGAAGCATTTGAAGATCGAAACAAAAAAGGCTATGCCTGGAACAATCTCATGCTCCAGCGTTGGACCGACCACAATCAAAAAGAGCTGCGGGTGCTGGATGAATACGAACGCAATTGCACCTTGATTGATCTCACTGCACAACCGCAGGAGATCAAGAATGTAGTAGATACTGCTATTCGCGAACAAATAAGCCACAAGGACGTGGGCATGGTTGGTGCTCAATTCTTGAAATTTTGTGGCAAGTACGAACTGACCAAACTCAGCGATCATGCTGATGCGGTCAGTCGTTGGATGAATCAAACATACCAAGGAACTCTGAATGATATTAGCTAAACCAGTGATTGCAGATCGCTACTGGATCTTGAAAAAAGACAACCACAAGGTTGGAGAAATTGAAGTAGACGATGATGGTGTGGTTGTGAAAATACAAAACACTGTGAAACGCTACACCACTATCAAGATGCTGGGTAGAGAAGCAGGCATTGAGTTTGCGCCAGCAGCGACCAGCACAGTGGTTCACGGCAATCAGGCCTATGGTTACGACACTGGTACACCAGTGTTCAATGTGCTGTGGGACGTCAAGCACAAACTACCGTTGTTCACCAAAGAAGACAAAAGCAAATCCTGGTTTGCAGCAGGTTGGTATCGTGTTAAACAACATCGTACATGGAAAACAGTTCAGAATCCCAAACTCATTACCTTGCAACGCTACACCTACCAAGGTCCGTTTCACAGCAAAGAACAAGCAAAATGACCAACCCGTTTAGAGACCAAGAAAAATTTATGCGAGCATGCGATCAGAAAACTGATGCGTATGCAATTTCTCAGTACAAGATGTATCTGAATCTAATTGACGAAGAACATGATGAACTCAAACAAGCAATTGCAGAAGATGACATGACTGAACAGTTGGATGCACTAATTGATATCCTAGTGGTCACAATTGGTGCTATCCACAGTGCTGGATTTGACGGCGAAGGCGCTTGGAAAGAAGTTATGAGCACAAACTTTGCCAAGATTGATCGTGAGACTGGCAAGGTGCGCAAGCGTGAAGATGGCAAGGTACTCAAGCCTGTGGGCTGGAAAGCTCCTGAGTTAAGCAGCTTCTTAAAGAAATAATATATCATGCGACTGATCAATGATGAGTACAACGACTGCTGGGTCTGGGTCGAAGATCACAATGAAGATCTAGAACTCAGCCCGCATTTTGACTATGAAGAAGATGCCATACAGTGGCGTGATCGAATGAGACAACAACTAAGCTATGTCAAAAACTCGTGAACAAATCATAACCAGCATGTGCTACACTTGGCGACATGACTACGGGCTTGATCGTCAAGAGCACGATGGGCCTGGCGGTCTGATTACCGCTGGACTAACCGAACAGCAGCGCAAAACACTGTGGCAGCAAATGGCACAGATTTTTGATAATGATATTGTACCTAATATGACTATAAAACAGCCTGTGCAGTATGCACACGATTCCTCTAGAACAGACTGGATTGAACCATGAGCTTGCACATTAATCGCTTTGTTGACAATATCAAGGCACACGAAAGTCGTGGACAAAAAGACTTTATCATGAGCATGCGTGATGCCAAAGATCTACACAGTGACATTACCAAACTGCTGATGACTCTGGAGCAGTTGCACAACAAAAGTGCTCCGCAAAAAGACGAAGTGATAACCATAGAACTCACAGGCGGCGGTTTTAAAAGTACATAGTTTATGTGATAAATAAACGTATGAG